GACATCAGTCGATCTCACCTCTCACTCGCTTGATCTGCACGGTGATCACGTTCTTGAGCGCCTCGGAGTTCCCGAACCGCTCTGCGAGCTCTTCCTGCGGCATACCGCCCTCGACCGCCTGCCAGGCCTCTGCATACCGTCGCAGGCCGATGATCTCGAGGCACTCCCCGATGTCCTCCTGTTCGGCCTGCGACGGTGTGCATCCAAACTCCTGACAGACGACGCTGGTCATCCAAACGTCGGGCGCCTCCGCGCCTTTTACGCCTCTGAGGTATCGGTCGAAGTCGGCCCAGTAGCCAAAGGGCGCTCGGCCTCCCCCAGTCCGATCGCGGCGGCGATCTTGAAGGTCAACTCGTAGGGCAACTGGCCGATGTTCTCGGGCGTCACCGGAGCCTCGTCGCTCCAGGCGACGATGCACTGCTCGAGCGCGCTCTGCGTCATGGCGAAGCCCTGCGCCTCCTCGCGCGACTCGTCTTCGTTGCTGGCCTGCACCGAGGCGACCTCGGAGCGCAGCCGGCGTAGGGCGGCGAGGGAGAGTGGGCGTACGTCCACCCACTCTCCCCCATCGAGATCAACTCGCTTCTTCTGGTTGAGAAGTCCCATGTTCTCACTCCTGCTTCAGGAAGCCTTCAGGATCAGGAGAAGGCCTCAGTGATGGTGCCGGTCATGCGGAGTTGCGCCGAGAAGCCGTGGTAGTCACCGATGTTCATCGTCCTGGTGTACTTCTCGATCCAGCACTCACCGCCCACGGTCTTGCCGGTGGCGAACGTGAGCAGGAAGGTCCGCGTGGCCGCGTGGGTCTTGCGGCCGATGTTGAGGATCTCGTCCGGTCCCTGCGTGGCGGTGTCGTCGTACCAGCCCTCGATGGTGAGCGGCTCGCGCTTGCGGATGATGCCGATCAGGTACTGCTCGTCGGTGACGCCGAAGGGCGTGGACTCCACGGCCTCGCGGTTGACGACGTAGTCACTGATCTTGGTGATGTAGTTGGTGCCGAGGCCCGACGACAGCGCGCCTGCGTCGGTGACATCAATCTCGAACGCGACCTCGTTTGAACCATGTTTCGCCATGCTGATCTCCTTTGCTTACGGCGCTCTGTAGACGCCGACCATGAACGTGACATTCGGGGTTGCGGGTGTGCCGTACGTCCAGGCGACGGACCAGTACTGGTTCATCGTGCTGGTGAGCGTGATGTACTGGCCGGCGAGAGCCGTGCCGTTGGTGACATCCGAAGGCGCGAGCGCCTGAAACGCCTGCTTGTCGGCCCAGGTGATGCCGTCCGTCGAGTGACGGACGGTGATGGTGCAGGTAGCGCATCCGCTCAGAGCCGTGACGTGCAGCACGACCGCGCCGCCGTTGCTGGTGTTGGTGACGTAGGGATGCACGTCGAGCGGGTCGGTGCTCCCGGCGGTCGTTTCGGCGCCGAGCGCGTGGACGATGTACGTCTCACGCTTGCCATACCAGAGGCCGTAGCGCGCCTGCGCTTTGGTCACCTCGCTGGTCGCCATCTGCACGGTGTAGCCGACGCGCTGGACGGACGGGTAGGTGTCGATCCTGGCGGCGTTGGTGTTGCCGTGCGGCGCGATCGACAGCGGGAGACCGAGGACGGGCAGGCTCGACGCGCCGACGAACGCCTGGTGGAGCTGGCCGACGGCGTCGTCGTACCAACCTTCCTGAGTGATCTGAGTGTTCTTCGCGCCGCTCGACCAGTAGGACTCGTCCGCTTCCCCGAGCGCGTACGTCTCGTTGAGCTTCAGTTCCACAGTGTCATCGAACTTGGAGATGGCGCCGAGGATGTTGTACGGGCCGAGGAGGGCGAAGCCGACATCCTTGGATGAGAACTTTGCCACGCTACTTCACCTCCTCAACCACGCCATTGGCGAGCCAGGACTTCTCGATGGCCTCGTTGTAGGGCACGACCTTGTCGCCCTTCTTGACCGTCATCGTCTTGGCGTCGTCCTTCTTGCCGGCGTGCCACTTCTTCAGGGACTCGGCGTCGGCAGGGCACGCGAACCCCACCGTCGCTCGATAGGTTTTCGCCATGCTCTACCTCCGGTACTCGTAGCCGCAGTCCAGGCACTTCCACGCCTCGGTGACGCCGAAGGTGCGCTGGTCTTCGCGGTTGGTGTGTTTGCAGTTCACGCCGCCGCCCGACGCCGGGGTTGGGACCGGGGCCACCGGCGCGGGCGGCGACTCCTGGGTCACCTCGAGCAGCAGCGCGTCGATAGCGCCGCGGGCGGCGACCAAGTTGGCGACGAGCTTCTCTCTCGACTCAGACATGGACGATCCTCACGTCGAGATCCCGGCGATGCAGCCCGGTGGTCACGTCCTGGTTGCCGCGCTCATCCTCGAGGACGAGCGGGTAGGGGAGCGTGAGCACCGCGGCGCGCAGGGCGTCGGTGACGGCGAGCGCATCCGCGTACGTGTCCGCGTACGTGGAGTACTGGATGCGAGGCTTGCTGACGCCCACCGCGTTGCTCATCAGTTGCTCGCGCGGAGTGGCGAACTCGTAGTAGACGATGAAGGGCACCACCGGGTCGTTCGGCGCCTCGTTGGGGTACAGGCGCGTCCCCACGAGGGCCGTCAGGCCGGCGTTGGCGGTCAGGTAGCCGTAGACATCAGACTGGAAGCTCATCAGAGGCCACCGAAGATGGCACGCAGGCGCTCCATGAAGTAGAAGGCGATCGGCGTGACCGCGGCGAGTGTGCCCTTGTACATGAAGCGGTACGGTGGGTTGCCAGGGTGGTTGACCTTGGGGCCAAAGAACCACTCCCCGCGCTCGGCCCAGTAGAACGAGAGATTGTTGGCGCTGCTCCACCAGCCAGCGCCGGCCGTAATCTCGTGGGGCCGTGCCCCGAACTCAAGTGACGCGGCGTAGCCGAGCATGTTGCCGAAGCCGACGCTGATGCCGTTCTTGGTCTGGCTGAACACCCGGCCGCTGTCGATGAGGTCACCGCTGCGAATGAGGCGCTGCGAGGCGATGTTCGCCTCGATGGAGTCATTGAGGATGATGCCCACATCGTGCAGCCAGTAGGGTTTCTCAGCCTTGATGCTCGCGATGGCGGCTACGAACTTGGCCGCCAGCGCCTCGTCTCCGATGACGGTGGCGGTCACCATCAGACGTTCCCTGGCTCGATGGACTCGACCAGCAGTTCGGTGAACGTGCCCGTCGCGTCGTTGACGATGGAGATGACCGCCCAGTCCCGGTCCTCGAACCGAATCCGGTCGGCGTTGTCGATGAGAGGGTAGTGGCCGTTCAGCAGGATGCGCCGGTAGATGGCCTCCGCGGTCATGGTGCTGGTGCGGAACTCCTGCTTCTTGAGTCGCACAGACACGTCGCCGCCGGCGACCAGGGCGTCGAGATCGACGTGGTCGAACAGCGGCGCCCAGGTGGGGATCGGCTCCCCGACAGCGTTCTGGGCGTAGGTGGCGCGCAGCACCGTCACCGTGCTGCTGAAGAAGCCAGCCAAGCCGGTGCGGAGCGGCGAGCCGCCGATCTGTGCCGAGCGGATCGCCATCAGATGTCGCCCGCCTCCTCGGCCTTCCAGAACTTCTCTTCACGCATCTCTGGGCCGTTGACGAGCTCGATGGAGATGAACCCTGAGCCACCGTCACCCATGCTCGCGTATTCGGCGCGCAGGGTCTTGGCCTGTGCCAGTAGCTGCTTGGCAGCGGATGCAGCATCGGTGACGATGGCTCCCATCAAGTTCACGACCTTGAGGCACAGGATCTCGTTGACAGCGATCGTCTCGAGCGCCTTCGCGGCAGCGAGCACGACAGAGTTGCCGCTCATGGCGAGGAACGCTTGATACTCCTCGTCGTCCATGATGCGGCGCGTCGCGTCGGTGTCGGACACCAGCAGGCGTACCTGCCCGATGGCGGTGCTTGGGTCGTACGTCCAGGTCATGCGGGCTTCTTCCTCGCGGCCGGCTTCTTGCGCGCCGGCTTCTTGGCCGCAGACTCGGCGGCCGTCTGGTGCTCGTGAGTCGCGAGAACGCTGGCGGCCTCAGAGGCTTCCTCCTGAGTCACCACGGCGTCTGGCTCCTCCTCCGGTGGGGGAGGAGGAGCCAGCGCGTCGCGGATCTCCACAAGCACGTCGTAGATGGCGAGAAGGACTTCGTCCTTGTCGTCACGAGGGACGATGTCATGCGGGTGGCGAGGCATGTTACGAGCCGGTGCCGTTCGACGCCACGGTCGCGTAGGGAGCGATCTGGGTGAGGCCGAAGATGTGACGGACCTTGTACTCCTGGGCGTCGTTCTCGAAGCTCTCGGGAACGGTGCCGCCGCCGACGCGCGAGGCGTTCGGGGTCTTGACGAAGAGCTCAGGCGTCTCGTGGCCCTGGAGGTAGTCCATCTGGACGGCCGTGCGCGGCGCACCCTTGCTCGCGAACAGGAACCACGAGGTGGCGGCGTTGCTGGTGGCGGTCATCGAGATGTACGGATCGACCTCGACCGTGAGGTTGTTCCGCATCCAGTTGGCGACGCGGATCTGGTCGGCAGCGTTGTAGGCGCCGCCGCCGCTGGCGACCATGATCTCGGTCGCGTTGATGATGTTGTTGGCGGTGATGCGGAGCGCGGGACCGACCACGAGGGTCACGGCGTCGATGACGATCGGGAAGCCGTCGATATCGACATGGTTGCCGAGCACCAGGAAGCCCTGCGCCAGGTTGGCGAGCGAGAGCGCCGGGTTGTTGGTGGAGGCGCCGTTCGCGGCGTTGATGATGTTCTTGAAGCCGGCTGAGTCCTTGTACAGGGCCGCGTTGAAGCCGGCGGTGCCGACGTACATCTTGCTGGCGGCCAGAGCCTCGGTGCGGCGCGCGGCCTCGACCAGCTTCTGTGGCAACGACCGGAGTGCGCCCAGGTCGTCGTTGATCATGGCCTCGAAGCTGATTCCGAAACGCCCGCCGTACTTGCTCACCTGACGGGTGATCGGCGTCTCTTCACTCGGGCCACGCTCGGGGTACTCAGCGCGCTCCTGCACGCCGTCGAGCACGGCGCCCATGCCCTCGATGCCGAGCATCTTGGCGGGACGGAAGTCGCGCACGGTGCCGGTGTCGATGTAGTTCCTCCACGAAGGCATCGTGGTGCCCCACGCGGCCATCAGGGAGCGGTCGAGCACGTCACCGAAGAGATACGGGAAGTCCGCGGTGACCATCGCCTCCTTCAACTGGTAGTAGGCGAGGTTGCTGCCGTCGGCGGCGCGGTTGAGCGTCTCCATGAAGGCGGCGCGGACCTCGTTCGAGTAGGGCTTCCGAGTGAAGCCGCTCTCGCGACCGAGGACGCTGAGAAGGTCGGCGCTGTCTGCGGCGACCGTCTCCTTCGTCTCTTCGATCTTGGTGATTGCCTCATCTGGCATGTGTATGTCCTCCTGTTCGGCTCAGTAGCCGAGCTTGACCCGCACCTTGCGGCTGCCGGGTGCCACCGTGACGGTGCCGGCGATGCGCGCGGTCCCGGTGATGGCGATGTCGCCGTTGTAGGCGAGGGTGATGGTTCCTGTGGAGTTGGTCGCGGTGAAGCCGACCAGCCCGAAGACCGGGTCGTTGATGCAGGCGCAGAGTTCGTCTCCGTCCTGCGTGTCCGAACCCGAGATGCTGAACGTCTTGGTGGACTTGGTGGTCGTGCTCGTGTGCGCGGTGAAGGTGATGCCGTTGATGACGATGGTGGTGCCGTTCGTGACGCTCGCCATCGTGAACTTGCGGTCGCTCACCGGCATGGCCGAGGGACCGGCCACGCGGCCGAAGAAGGCGGTGCCCGTCTCGGCCTTGCAGTTCAGGGTGCTCGGGCTTGTCCAGTAGACGCTGTCGCCCTGGGCGATCTCGCGCACGCTGGTGGCCGAGTGACCGACCGTCACGGTCGCGCCCTGGGCGGTGCCGGTGATGGCGCTGATGACCTCGCTCGAGCGCACCGTGACGGTGGCCGAGGAGACGGTCGCGGTGCAGTTCGGTGCCGCGGCCAGGGTGGAGATGGTGATGCCGGCGGCGACCTTGGTGATGGTCGGCGTCGGGTAGGTGGCGGTCGGGAACATCGTCACCGGCTGGATGAGCACCTCGTTGGCGCCGCCGGCGGTGGCGATGTAGCCGAGCGGGACGATGCCGTAGGTGGCGTCGTTCAGGACGGCCGCAAGCTCGGTGGCGTCCGCGGCGTCAGCACCGGAGATGCTGAACTCGCGGTTGGCCGCCGTGGTGGTCGAGGTGTGCGCGGTGAAGGTCAGGCCGGCGACCGTGATGGTCTGGCCGGCGGTCACGCCGACGAGCGTGGCGATCTGGCCGCCGTTGATGGCCTTGGCGAGCAGGATTGCGTCCGCGCCGTCGGCGCCCGCGATGGAGAAGGTGCGGGTGCTCCAGGTGTTGACGCTGGTGTTCGCCGTGCAGGTGGTGCCGTTGAAGATGACCGTCTGCGTGGTCGTCACTGTGGCGAGCGCCAGGGTGACGGCGTCACAGGCGCTGTCCACGGTCACGTCCACGACGCCCTTGCGGAGCACCGAAGCGATCTGGGTGCCGCTCGATCCGGTCGCTGTGAGCGTGACGCCAGAGAGCTTGCCAACGCACATGGGCGTTCTCGCGGCGACACTCGCGCCGACCGTCAGTGGGACGATCCACGCCTTCTGGTATGCCTCATTCGTCGCCATCGGTCACCACCCTCAGTAACCGACGATGACTTTGATCGTCTGGGTCGCGCCGCTCGCGCTGATGGCCTCGGCGGCGTATCCCCAGCGCGTGCCGCCGGTGTTCTTGTTGAGCACAGGCGAGGTGTTGGTGCCCGAGAAGTACAGGATGTCGCCCTGGGCCACCGTGGTGGCGCTGCCATCGTTGGCGATGACCGAGCAGCGGTACATGCCCACGGTCGCGACGGTCGCGACCTGGGTGCCCGAAGCGGCGGTCGCGGTGAGGGTGACGCCGGGAACCTTACCGACGAGCACCGGGTGACGGGCGGCCACACTGGCGCCCACGGTCAGCGGGATGTATGCCGCTTCCTTGAAGACTTCGTTCGTTGGCACGTCTCTCTACCTCCTGTTAGCGGCCTTCGACGGCGCGCTGTGCGGCGTCATCGGAGAGGCTGAAGAACTTGCCGAGGCCAGTCTTCAGGCTTTCCTTGACGGCGGTGTCGTCCTTGGGAGCACCGGACGCGGTGCCCTGATCGGTGACCTTGCCGGCCCCGACGATGGACTCGATGTACTCAGCTTCGATCTTGGCCTCGACCTCGACGGCCTCCTTGAGGGCGTCCATGTCGAGCTTGCCGTCCACGATCTGGGGATCGGCGCTGACCTTGGTGACGATGCGCGTCTTGGCGGCGGCCGGGAGGCTGATGTTCTCCGTCAGCTTGCGGGCCTCGCCCTGCGCTTCGAGGATCATGAGGGCGCCTTCCGCGCGCTCGGCGCGGGCGGTGGCCTCCTGGGCGGTCGTCTTGGACTCGGCCAGTTCGGTCTGGAGCGCGGTGATCTGCTCCTGTGCTTCTGTCAACTCCATCTCTTCTGCCTCCTGTGCCTTCTGGGCTTCGGACACGCCGGCCGGCGAGAGGGTGATCGTCCCGCTGGTCGTCGTGGTGGTTGTCGTGTACGGGACGTAGTTGCCGTTGTCGGTCTGGACGTAGAGGTTGTTTGTCGCTGCGCTGGACATCGCCTCAGATGAAACCACAGCGGAGGCCTGATTCTGGTGCGCCCGCATCGACTCCATGAGCGCGAGCACCTTGCCGCCGGCACCGGGCTTGGTGACGAAGTCCACGCTCTCGCCCTTGGCGATCTTGGTGATGACCCGGCCCTTGCGGCCTTCGGCCTCGCCCTCGTTGAACGAGCCGTGAGCGCGGATGGAGACGCCGATGTGCGGCGCCAGGGCGTCGATCACGTCCCGGTAGGGCGGCAGCACGCTGGCCTTGGCGTACAGGCCGGCGCCGTGGATGCCGTCCTCGCGGAACTCGGGCGTGGAGACGGTGACCGCGGCGAGATCCTTGACGCTGCGCTCGGGCCGCTCCTTGGCCTCCGAGACGGTCGGGTGGTCGAGGTACATGTGGGTTCCCGCCGGCCATGCCTGCGGGCCGTCCGCGCGCAGCACATCGGCGCTGTAGTAGCCGCTGCTTCCCCAACCCGGCGCGATGAGCTTGAGGTCGATGGTGTTGTCCTTGCGGACGGCGCGCTCTACCAGCGGCACGAGCTCGCTGTCGAAGTCGCCCGCCTCGACGGTCTTCAGTTCGTCATCGGTTGGCATTCCTGTCTCCTTGGTCGGACCCGAACGGCATGAACGGCAGCCCGCCGAGCACCTGGGTGCCCCAGGGCTGGTCGCCATCGGCCGGGTAGGTGATGAGGGAGCAGCCGCAGTTGGGATGCTGCGGCGGTGCCATGTCTCCGCTCGAGAACGATCGGTTGAGAGGGATGGCGCCCTCCTCGTGGTTGTGGTCGCAGATGTCGTAGCGGGGATGGGCTGGGCCGAGCAGCCACTCCTTGACCATGCGATAGCCGGCCTGCTCCATCGCGCCGGCGCTCTCCATCTCGGCAAAGCTCCAGGCCTTGCTCGACTCGGTGATGGCGATGCGCCGCGCCCGGTAGATGCGATAGTCGTCCATCTTGGTCATCAGGCGACTGGCGAGATCCTCCATCGAGACGCCCTCGCGCAGGCCGCGCGCGAGCACCTCGCGGAGCTCCTTCATGGTGAACTCGTTGATGCCTTTGACGAGCTCTGCGCCGTGCTGGCGCAGGTAGCGTTCGGCGTCGATCGCGCGGATGTCGGCGGTGATGCCGTAGCGCGTGAGGCCGCCGTTGAGCAGGGCCACGCGCAGCGCGTCCTCGAGGCCGGGAGACAGCGCCGCCACGTCGCGCCCGAGGCGGGCGGTCAGGGCCGCGGCGATGAGGAAGAGAATGGCAGCGATCTTGCGCTCATCTTCCTCCTCCTTGGTCGCCTCGGAGAGGTCGGCCTGGAAGAAGGCCAGCAGGATGTCGTAGGACTGCGCCGCGAACACCGATGCGGCGAGGCTCTCGATGCGCTCGCGCGGCTGCCGCTGGACATCGGTCTGGTGCCAGTACATGGCCTTCTGAAGAGCGCGGGTGAGCGTCTCCTCCATGAAGTCCATCGAGAGCATCAATAGACCTCGATGGGACCGGCCTCGATGACCGGGATCTCAGGGTTGTCAGTGATCTGCACGAAGACGAACCAAGGATCGTGGTCGGCGGTCAGTTGAACGACGCCTGGGTTCGGGCCGACCAGGCAGCGGGCCATGTGGCCGCCGGTGGTGTCCTCCCAGGTGGCGTTGTACCAAGTCGGGCTGGCCGGCAGCGTCTCGCTCTGCACAAAGGTCATCTTCACGGTGTCGCTGCTCGGGTCGTAGGCCACGCCGGCCTTCTTCGCGAACACCGGCACCTTGACGTACTCAAGGGACTGGCTGTTGACTCGTAGCATCTCGCCTCCTACCTGGGCTTCTTCATGGGCCAGCCGCTCTCCGGTGCGGAGACGGTCCAGTTGCCCTGCTTGATTGTGGACGTTCTCCAGCCGCTCTCTGGTGCGCCCGAGGGCCAGCCAGTCTGCGGCGGCTCGACGCGCCAGCCGCTCTGCGGCGAGCCGACGATGAAGACGACATCGGGCGGGACCGTGCGCGTACCCGTGACGCTGACCCGCGACTTCGCCTCGCTGATGAAGCCGCCGTCGTAGACGAAGACGCCGTTCTTCTGGCCGGCGATGGTGACGTTGGTCTTGCCCTCGGAGGTGAACCCGGCCTGCCAGACGGCATGCGTCCCGGTCCCGCTGATGACGACGGAGGTCACGGCCTCGCTGGTGAACGACGCCTCCGCGATCCAGTCGGTCTTGGTTGCGCTGACGACGACCGCAGACTTGGCCGCGCTGGTGAAGCCGGTGCTGTAGACCATCGGGCCGGCAGTGACGACCACCGCAGACTTCGCCTCGGTCGTGAACCCGGCCTCCCAGGTGTAGACCGCGCCCGACTTGTTGCCGGTGACCTCGACCTTGGAGACGGCCTCGCTGGTGAACCCGGCTTCGGCCACCCACTCCGTCTTCTGGCCGGCGACCACGACCGCGCTCTTGGCCTCGCTCGTGAACCCTGCCTCTGCGATCCAGTCGGTCTTGGAGCCGGCCACGACGACGGCACTCTTCGCCTCACTCGTGAAGCCGCACTCCCAGGTGGCGTGGGTGACGGCTCCCGCGGCGACGACTGCGCTCTTGGCCTCTGTGACGAACCCGGCGGCGTAGGAGGTCGGGCCGGCGGCCACGACCACGCTGGACTTGGCCTCGCTGACGAAGCCGGCCTCCTGCATCCCCAGCTTGATGCCGGTGACGACGACCGCGGTCACGGCCTCCGACGTGAACCCTGCCTCTGCGATCCAGTCGGTCTTCGTCCCGGCGACCACGACCGCAGACTTCGCCTCTGAGGTGAAGCCAGCCTCGGCTACCCACTCGGCCTTCTGGCCGGCGATGACGACGGCCGACTTCGCCTCGCTCGTGAAACCGGCCTCGGCCACCCACTGCGACACGCCGCCACTGACGACGACGCTGGACTTCACTTCGCTCGTGAACCCGACGCTGTAGACGATCGGCCCAGCGGCGGCGACGACTGCGCTCTTGGACTCGCTGGTGAAGCCCGCTTCAGCCGTCCAGTCGGTCTTCTGGCCGCTGACGACGACCGAGGACTTGGACTCCGACGTGAACCCGGCCTCCCACTGGATGTGGACCCAGGAGCCGGTGACGACGACGGCGCTCTTCGACTCCGTCGTGAACCCGGCCTCCCAGACAGCGTGGGCGACAGATCCCGCGACGACCACGCTCGACTTGGCCTCGTCAGTGAACCCGGCCTCGTAGGTGGCGCCGCCGGCCGTCTTCTGGCCGCTGACGACGACGCTGGAGAGAGTCTCAGATGTGAACCCGGCCTCTGCTATCCAGTCGGCCTTCGATCCCGCGATGACGACGGAGGACAGCGCCTCACTAGTGAAACCCGCTTCCGCGATCCAGTCCGTCTTCGTGGCCGAGACGACGACGGACGACTTGGCTTCAGAGGTGAACCCGGCTTCAGCGATCCACTCAGTCTTGCTGCCCGAGACGACGACACTGGACTTGGCCTCTGTGGTGAACCCGGCCTCGTAGACGGCGTGGGTGACGGAGCCGCTGACGACGACCGACGACTTCGTCTCCGATGTGAACCCTGCTTCAGCTACCCAGTCGGTCTTGCTGGCCGAGGCGACGACCGCGCTCTTCGCCTCGGAGGTGAAGCCCGCCTCCCAGGTCGTGGCGCCGCCGGTGGCGACTACGCGCTGGAAGAGCGGTGCGAGGTAGCCCTTCCAGGCCATGTCAGCTACCGGCTCTCATGCGAAGGGAAGCCCTCTCGCTAGAAGACTTGAACGGTCAGGGGTAGGAGGCTCATCCAGCCACGAGGCGAGGATGCCGGAACTGTAGTTCTGCGTAATCTCCGTGCCGCTCAGGGCGCGGCTGTAGAGGCGCACGGTCGCGAGGCGACCATCGAAGAACTGCTCCCGAACGCTACTCCATGCGTTGCAGCCGAAGGCGATGGCGTTGTTGGTCAACTCGTCGTTGTAGTAGCTGTTGGCGATTTCGAGTCGGTCGATAGCCCCATCGGTGTAGAGGTTGAACCAACTGTTCCCGTTCTTCGCAACGACGTGGTGATGCCAGCCACCAAAGATGTCCCCGTAGCCCACGATGGATTGGTTGTGCGGCCCGGTGTCGGTCCAATACTCGAACAGCCATTGGTTCGCCCCGCCGGGGTCGGTCTTGATGAGCAGGGTCGGGTCACCGACTGATTTGTTGAACGCGGCGAACCAGTTCGCGGCTGAGGCTGGACTGGCGGGCGTGTAGACCCAGCCCTCAATCGTCCAGCTACCATCGCCGTCTATGATG